AGTTGCACCACCTTCTGCTTCTGCTAGCTTAATTTCAGTCAATTCTTTAAGGATGCTGTTGAAACTAGCATAAGCATCACCAGCTTTTTTAGCTTCTGGATTGTCTTCATATGGCTTGTCTAATACACTTTCACCTTGTTTGTATTCTTTGATATCGCTAGCATCATCTTCATTCCAGCGGCGTTGCTCTTCAGGATGATTTTTAGGAACTACAACGATATTAGCCTGTGCGATACCTGCACGTTCTGCGATGATCGTGCGTAGTTGATATTCATTGCATGGATATGTTAGTACAGCATCCATTAAATATAACTCTACCGTGCCGTGATTAGGAAAATCAACATCGCTTTCTTTAAGTGGCAAGCGTTTTGGCTTGCTAAGGCTTTCTAAGCCGTAAGCGTTTAATGCTGACTCTAGCATAGTTAATTTTTCTGCTGGATCAGTATTGGCGATCTTAATACGGAATTCGTAGGTTTTTTGGCTTTGTTCTAAATAGTTTAAAAAGTTTTTCATACGTTTGTGTCCTATATTTGTTATTTATCTTGATTGGGCGATTTAGTCCTTGGGTTTTTCGCCCAGGATCTGTCTTAATAGCTCGTTGCGATCTAATACCACACCCTTGCCATCGGCAGCAGTTATTAGTTTTTCGCCATCGTTTTTAGCATTTGCTTGGTCTAAACGGGCTTTTTTCAGCTGTAGATCAACCATGCGTAGCTTCTTATCCAGCTTGGCTTGCTTGGCTGTGATAGCGTGTCCTAGCAGGGTGCCTGCTGTGGCTAGGATGTGTCCGCTGAAGCGTGCTTCGACGTTCATGCCAAGTGAAATTAAATCTTCAAACTTCTCTTTGGCTAAATCACTTAACTCGTCAAGTTCTTTATCACTAGTGTCTAAGTCGTCAACGAACGGCAGTGCAGCATCGATTTTATCAATGGCTAGGTCAACTTCTTGGATTATAGCACGTTGTTCTTCAATCGACGGTGCAGTACTATCGGTGTCATTGTTTGCCGTATTTTCCTCTGCGGGAGGTAGATTGAATAGTTCTTGGAGTTTTTGTGTCATGCATGTATTTACCGCTTGACGTTCTTGAAGATATCGTATTCGGTAATAACTCTGAAGCGCATGTTATTGGCTCGAGCCCAACTATCTGCGGCGGCCCACTTGGCCATGTTGATTGCTACACTTAATTTGTCACGATAGCTACGTGCTGATTCCATGGTAGTTTCGGCTGAGGGTTTGACTTCTACTAGTTCAGTATGTTGCTTTTGATTAGCGTCTACATAGACTATGAGAAAGTCTGGCACGTAGATGGTATTCTTACCGCTGACCGGATTGAAGTAGGGTATTTTCACGCTCTCTGACGTCCAATTTAGTACTGCGGGATTATTGTCACAGAAATTCATGAATGCGAATTCCCAACTACTACGATATGTAGGACTGCGCTTGCCCATGTATTTTTCTGGGTTCTTTATTGTAAATTTACCATTAGCGTACTTGCTCATTATGCTAGAATGCTACGCTGTACGTATTTGTTGACTGGTGGACTATTAGTGATACCTAACAAGCTGGTATTCACTCGATTTTGATTGAGCAATACGGTTAGGAAAGGAGTTATTTCATCTTGTTCTACCGTATATGATAGGAAAAAATAATTATATGCAAACTGACCACCGCCTATGCTGACCGTTTCACGCATATAGTTTGCAACAGCCTGTATCTGTATGGCTTGATCTAAGTATGATTTGATTATGAATTGATCCGGGTCAGATACATCTGCAGGGATATCAAATTCGATCGCTCCTATGTTAGCAGGGTCGATAACAGATTCTACGATCGGCGATGCTACATTACCACCAATGGGTGCGTCATTGGCAGCTAAGAATGGCATGCCTTCAGTTACATATACCAATGTTTCTGGAACGATCACATCTTCAAGTATGGGTATTCCACTTAGTATAGCATCACGCTGAGTATCTATAACATTGGCATTGAATATGGGATTAGTAAAACTAGTCTGTACTACCAATGGTTGATCTGTAGGCAGTTCAGCATAGTAGGATCTGTAAAATGTCTTGGTGGAGGACACGTAAAATAATTGCCCTACTTCATATTCATTTTTGTCTGCAACTATCTGATCATAGGTAGTATAGGTATCAACTACTGATGATGCGGGAATTGGTGTTTTAACTTCCACCCGGCGACCTGCTTTAAGCTTCTTGAATTCATCTATTAGGCTCATGGGATCTATGCCTTGGCTAAGTGCAGTATAGATTACCGTGCTAGCCAATGTCCTACCTGATTCTTCATCGCCCGTCACTGTTTGGAAATATCCTACGACAGCATCATTGATGTTTGGGCTAGTAGTTAGTCTGTCACTGAAATAATTATTAAAGTATTCTGTAGTAGAATTAACATTGGTATTTGGTGGTAAATTTCCGTTTGCTGGCATATCTATTCCTTAGACGATACTGCGTCCCTGATTGCTAGACGGGATTTGTGCATTTTGTGAATTGATATTAGTACCGATAGCACCGCCTGGTAGGGCATTAATAGCTTTGGCTATACCTTGGTTAACCTGTCCTGCTGTTGGTACGAAAACCGTGCTCAATGGATTACGTCCACTTAAGATATTTTTACCTAGCTGGGTCAGTTCAGCACCCCCTACTCGCTTGATGTCTGCGTTTTTAAAATTATTAGCAGTGCGGAATCCACCCAAAGCGGCTCCAATAAAATTACCATTCTGCAGATTAGTAATAACATCACCGGCACCTTCTACTAGGCCACCTGGACCCAATATGCTGGTAGTACCACCACCCAAGGAAGTAAGTGGACTTGGACTGTTATCATAGTGCAAGGTGCTAAATCCAAGTACTGTTCCTTCACTTACTGGTCCTGTCGCATACTGTACAGCTTCATAGGCCATCGTCATGGTATGTTCCATGGGTACATATTCACCTGCGGCGTGCTGACCATGTTGAAAACTGGTTATAGTTGGACGTATTAGTGTATAACTGCTGAATGATTTTTGGTGTAGGCTGTAGATCCTAACAGCGTTGATGTAATTCTGTGTGCCAGTATTATTGAGTGGAGTAAATCCCCAGCTCTGTTCTTGTCGTTTTTTATATTTGTGATCTTGGTTGTACAGTGCTTCTTGATGATCAGCATCTCTATAATAGTAGGAGTAGTATCCATACCAAAAATTACGTACCACATCAGCACTGTCATCATGGAATGTTATAGTCAATGGATCATAGTTGATCTTTTCTTGTGCTATGTTCTTACGATTATATGCGTTATAGGTTTTAGTTGAAACTGAAAATCTTGGCAGTGCCACGCTCTTAGCCATCAGGCCTATTTCAATCTGACTGTTTTGATCAACCTGTGCTACCACTGGATTGAGGTCCATGAACACGTGATAAACTGTACCGATCTTAGGACTTAATCTATAGAGACTGTCAACGAATGTACGTGAGGCATGTTGCCAATCACGTATCTCATCACCGGTAGCTATTTGTTTTAAGAACTGATTAAAGAAGCCAGCCATATGTCCTATCCATTTATATTATTTATCGGTATAAAAAAGCCCGGATTTTAACCGGGCTTTGAAGTGTTTCGTCTGGATTAACCAGTGATAACTGTACCTAATGTTCTACCTACTGCTGTACCAAGTCCTGTACCAATTGGAGTTTGGATAGCATTGTCATAACGGATAGTTAGAGCAATAGTCATCGGTTCGTTAGTAGCATAGTCAGCATTTGAATAGTCTGTGTTTGATAGATAACAACCATACATTTCCCATGTTTCAAGCACTGTAGGTTCACTAGCACCATTACCACCATCTAGAACTTCAAATCTGGTTACGAATTTATAATCGATACCAGAACTTGCTGAAGCTTGTTCCATGAAGTCAAATTGTTTCTGTAACTGTTCACCAACACGTTTTGCAACTTCGCCGCCTGCATCATCACGCAAGGTAGTGGTTACAGGTTCCCAGGTTGGTTTACCAGCTAAGTAGACTTTGCTGTTATAGATAGGAATAATCATTTCTTCAAAAGATAATGTTGGTCTCTTGAAATCCATAACTTGTTTTGTCAATTCAGTTGTCGGTTGGCTAACACCAAAGTTCTCAAATGACACGCGGAAGCGGAACTTGAGCTTAGGCATCAACAGACCTTGTGCTGTCGCGCTCTGATTATTACTTAGGGGTACCGTAAATTTACTTAATGATGCTGTTGCCATCTTATTTTCCTTTTAATACTTTATAGTATTTACCTATTTTTCCTATGAGTCAAGGGAGTGTTGCCACTCCTATTAACTATGTATATTATGTTATACTCAAGCTAGCACCAGTGTTGACTATTCTCACTGGAATGTAAACGAACTCGATAGCTTTGACTGGTTTAATAGCAATATCAACATACAATTCGTTGCGATCAATACGATCTG